TATAGTCATAAGCCTATCTAGTTGTACAGATATATCGTTCCTAGGGTATCCTTGATGGTGAAGTACAGATTGTAGGTCCTGTAGTATTTGCATTTGAAAATCTATAGCTTGTAATACAGGGGTCATTGTCAGTGTTCCTCTAGGGTCGCCTATATCAGGGTCAGCTGGTACCCAAAAGAAATTAGCATTACTAGGGTCAAGATAAATCTTTTTGTGCATATCATATTGAAATGGTATCCATGTTTTACGACCTTTGATTTCTTTTAATTCCCACTCAATAGTTTGAGGTTTAACAGGGTAGACGTCATATATATCTTTTCTATCAGGAGTTACTTCAACTTCTACACCCATGGCACCAAGAAGGAAGGAACTATAGTGTAGTTGGTCTATTAATCCATCAAGGCCACTATTAGATATTTCATTTATCCTAGATGCAAAATCTCTCCATTTGTCTTCTAAATCGGTTCTTCTAGTTTTACCATTCTTGTCATAGAAGTGCATTTCGTTTCCTTGATTAGCAAGTCTAACAAAGTTCCATACAGCCATAGAAACATCTGGATTTACTCTTTTTAGATATTCTATAGCTTGAGCTTCCTCTGGAATACTTCTAAGTGTTTTTAATACATCGCCAGTTCTTGACCTAAAAGGTGAAAGGGTAGAGGAATAACTATTATTTATCATTGTTCGCCTGCCAGTAGGAATACTAGGTTCAGCTCTTGCCCTTGCAAATTGTCTATTAGAAAGTCCCATTTAAATCACCACCTTAATATTCCAATACTGATATTTTAGTTTCTTTTTCAGCTATTGCATAAACTTCACCATGCCAATTGTCCAAAGTAACACTGCCACCATTGCCAAAGGCAAGGGAGGTGTCAGAGGCTAATACAAAGTGAAAATCATCTTTAGATATACCATCACCTAGTTTTATATAGCAAGGTTCTAGACCTATGTTTTGGATTATAAGTTTTTTTCTTGGGTAATTAGTTTCTAATAGCAGTATTGGTTTATCTTTAATGATTTTGATAGGTTCTTCATTGGCCACTTCTGGAGTATATGCTTCCTTTTTCACTAAAAGTAAAGAAATAGTATGAACTTTATCTAAAATATCTTTTAATATTCTTCTACAAAATAACATATTTATCACCTGCCTTTAAAGTTCTAATTTATTTATTTCATCTAATATCTGGGCTTTAGCTAGGTTAATTGTAAACAGGTCGTTCTCAATGACATGTTTTATAACTTCAATATCTTCTTTATTGACTTCAATTTCTCCATCATTAGTAAGATTTACAGCCCAAGTTATCATCTTTGCAGGCTTACCAACAGTAGACATAGCCAACATATTAGCTAATATATCATTTAGCTTGTCTTGCAGTGGTTCACCTTTTAGATTTGCAAGGTTTTTATCAAGATTTAGTTTCATTTTTGTTGCCTCCATCTATTTCTTTTAAAAGCTTAATTATGTCTGCATCTAATTTGCGTTGTATTGTGCCCATAGCAATTACAACTATAAATAATATAAGCCATAACCACCAATAATTAATCAGTTTTTCTCCTTGTGTCATGTGTATCATGTTATAAATAAACTCTTTCATAACAACACCTCCAAAATTTAATTTATATGTAAAGTACGCCACACGTAGGAAGGGCGGCTAGGAGGTAGTCCAAACCCTATACAAGTCCCCGTTATTTATGGCGTACTTATGGTATATAAAAGCCATTAGGCTTGTTATATCTTAATTTGTGTTAATTCCACTCCCAACTATACCCATATAGGGCAGTAATAAATCTGGGGATTGAAAATCTGAAAAAGCAAAATATAAAGCACTCACAATGTCATCATGACCACTATCAGTAGCATTATGGTATTGTGTAGACCTTCCATTTCTCTCTACAGATATATAGTCTTGCAATTGTTTTTCCACTTGTGGACTCCAAGGTATTTTGCACCATTGTTGTTCTACTACAATTGCAAAATCTTCTACTAGTTTGGCCTTATTATTACCTTGTTCATTTATAGGTACATTTGGTATTCCTCTTTTAGTTAATTGGGAACCTATAGTTTCACCTAATCCAGTTTGACCAAAGTTTACAGTAGCACCATTATATAATCGTGAATACATGGCTAATTTGTCCCATTGGGCATCCCAACCAAGTCTTGCCATCATATCTATTTTTACGACTTTTCCTTGGCTATCTCTTATGACACAAGGATTGCCGTCGCCTTTAGATGCAGGGTCATATCCAATAGTATAGACTTCAAATGGGTCAGGTTTTTCCCATTCAGTCCAAAACTTAGCTATTTCATCTTCTTTACGACTAGGTGGCCTAACTAAAACTCTTTCATAATTAGGAAATACTGCATTAATCTCCATTATGAATTCAGCTAAGTAGTCTTGCTTATATCTATTTTCAGTCATACTCATTTTGATAGAATCTTCAAAGGTTACATCATTTCCCATGGAATCTTTACCAACGATAGTGTATCTTTTAGCAGCCATGTATGGGTTATCCCAAGTAGTAAAGTGGAAGGTTTCATATTCAGGAGAGTAAAGAGAGGAAGTCTTATCTCCCATTAAAGACATTCTATAAAAGTATGTTCTACCCCTAGGAGTAGAGTTTATAATTGCAATTCCACCTTTGCCACCAGGACCACGGCCAGGTGAGTCAAGTCTTTGTCTAAGGTTAGCCCAAACAGTATCAAGTTCTCTAATTCTAGCAGCCTCTGTTATAGTTACTATATCTAACCCAACACCTACTAATGTTTCTGGGTCATCAGCAGAGTGAACTTCTATAATTCCACCATTAATTGTTTCAATAGTATAGTCTGAAAGTGAAATATTATAAACAAGTTCAACAGGAAATAATTTCTTTAAATCTCTCCAGTTTTGCCTTGCTAATCTCATATTGGGAGCTACAATCCACCATAATACGGGAGGGTTTACGTCAATAGAACGTTCTTCATTTTCCATTTGAAGAAACTTCATTACACCTTCACCAATAGCCCCTAAGTCCTTTCCAAAACGGTTCCCACAAACAAGAATTTTAAATCTTTTATTACTATCATGTATTTTCTGTTGTGCTTCATGAGGAGCATAAGGGATTTCTACCTTTTTTACACCAGTAGCCTTGGCCATCCTACAGCTACCACAAGTTTTAAATTCTGTATATGTGTTATGAGAGGGCTTCCATGCTTGTTCAAATGGCTTCCCACATTCTTCACAAATACTAACCCTACCAGCAGATGCGTGTTTTATATAATTTTCATTTTGCCTTTCAATTCGACCTTTAGACATAATATCACCTAACTTTCAGGCATAAAAAAGCACCCTTGTTAGAGTGCTAAATTAATCTATATTATGGTGGGAATGGAGGGTATCGAACCCACTCGAATCTAAGATAACGGATTTACAGTCCGTCCCGTCTCCTTAACGGATTACATTCCCATATATCCCTCGAATTCGAGGGAATTAAAATTTAATCTTCATAAAACAACCTAGATTTGCATCTAGGACAATCAACTACATCATGCTTACTTCCGTCATCTTCTTCTACTAAATCATAATCTAGTTCACTATTAGGAAGCCCACAATAAGGGCAATCATTAGGTTCTTGCCAAAATTTATAATCCATAACATTCACCCCTAAAATGGAGCCTTATAATAATCCCAATTTTCCTTAACAAATCCTCTTATTCCAGTGCCAGGATTATATTCTGGATATAATTTCAAGAATTCAGCTTCAGCATCTTCCAAAGTATCACCTTTAATTAAACCATTCTTAACTAGATAGAGTAGGGCAATAGAAGGAGAGCGACTTTCCGCCATGTTGCAATGGATACTAACTTTTTTACCTTTGCCTAATTCTTCTTCAATAAACTTAATACCCTCGTCAATTAAATCCTTGCTAAAAAATATTGACTTTGGTGCATCTACTAAGTTTAGGATTAGCTTGTTATCTCTTTTGGCCATTAAATATTCTGGGTCATCTTTAGCAGCAGCTCTAGTAGTATATGACAAAGCCGACCTATGCCATGGTTCTTTAGCGGCTAATAGATGCGACCATTCGCTTGGAATGAATATTCCAGTTTCAAAATCTTCCTGATTTCCCACATAAAGATTAGTAATAATTTCTTTCATTATAAATCCTCCTTAATTTTCATTTACATTTGAACTATTAATTGATTGTCCACCTTGATTACTGGTATTAGGTGGTTTCTGTCATTCAGTGATAAGTAATTTAATTCCGCTCCATCTTTCTTTTCATCAAAGAAAATTACCTCGTTGTCAATGTTTAAAACATAACCTTTAATCATTTAAAGCACCCCCTCAATTAATTTAACATCATAAATTAAGCCTTTATCATGATTTTCCATGTAAAATATAAAAAATTCCCTATAGGAGTTCAGTTCAACTGTTCTAATATTGTTCCAATCAAATCCTTTGCAAAATTTTAATTCAATCATGGTATCACCTACCAAACTATTCTAATAAAGGTCGCAAGTTATAATATCTCATCAGCAAAACATCTCCACTAATAAAATGATTAATGCCATAATCGCAATCAGGAAAGTCTTGATTGAAATAGTCAATAAGTATTTTCTTATAATCATCTAGTGAAGGGTTGTAATCTGCTTTACTTATATAGGAAATAGAAGTAATGATGTTCTCTATTTGCTCATTCTTTAATTTAGTAGGCTCTATGTTTCGAATATGTTTGCCAATGTCATAGTACATTCTGAAAAATTCTTTTATATCGTTAGTATCTAAATTGCCAATAACGCCATTATTGCTAATAGAGTTCATAATCTTTTCTATTTGAATATCTAGTATATCGAATGAGAAAACACAACGTGGTGACTTGTCGCCACCCTTATAACCTTGTAAAGAAGTAATCTCTGTAGTAGTTTCTGTAGTAATCTCTGGTATTGCATTTTCCTTTTCGGACTTATGATTTTTCTTTTTAGACTTATCCATTTTTCCTTTTTGTCCTTTGCATAAGTTAGCCATTTCCATAGAGTTAAACCGCAGAGGGTATCCGTCTAAAACATAACCTAGTTGAAATAAATCTATTTGTATTTGCTTAATATTTACTCTATATTGCAAGGTTCTATCCCATTTATATTCTGGATTATTTCTTTCGTCTAACCAATGGTTATCAACTAAATACTTTATATGGTTTCTCATAGTCTTTGGAGATAAACCTAGCATAGTTTCTTTTGCCATTTCTTCGGCTGTTTTGTATATCCAACCATTTTGCTTTTCTATATTAAGTTCCTTTGTTTCTTTTTCCATTCTAGCTTTTTCTTCTACTATAAATTCGTCAAAGTCTTTAACTCTTTCAGACCAGTATATAAATTGATTTAATATAACTGCTTTTGTAAAGTCCCCAGTTAAAGCAACTAATTCTTCTTTTATAACTACTCTTTTAAGTTTTCTCTTATTAGTCATTGGCTTTCACCAACTTTTTGCCTGTTGATTGACGGATGAGTTCTAACTTTGTCCTCTCCCAATAGTTGCTATCTACTTCATATAGGTATGTTATATGATGAAACACTTCCGTTATTTTGGGTTCATCTAACGCAAAGCTAGTTTGGTCATCCTCTATAAATTCTACATTTAACTCTGGTTTATACTTGCTTATAAGATACGGTTCAAGTATGTGCATATCTGCCTTATTTGAAATTATGCTATATCTAAAGAAGTAAGCTCTTCTTTCTTTGTATGATGTGACTATTCTATGCCCTAGTCCTGTACTTTTCCCAATGTATATTAACTTTTTATTTTCATCGTATAGGTAGTAAATCCCAGATATATCTTCTATCTTCTTTAATGCC